ATGCCCTACGGCATAGTCGCCAACCGTCAACGCTACAACATCTACGCTGGGAACTTTTAATTATGACTACCGTTGCCATCTCCGGTCTGCCCGTTGCTACCGTCATCAACGCTGCTGACATTGTTCCTTTTGTCCAAGCTGGCACAACCAAGAGCATCAGCAAGACCCTGTTGTTCACCAGCCCTGCATTGGTGACGCCTGCGTTGGGTACGGTTGCCAGTGGCGTCATTTCAGCCTGCACATCGACCAGCATGGTCATGGTGACACCAATTCTCGGCACGCCAACGTCTGGAGTGCTTACCAATTGCACAGGGTTGCCCCTTACAACGGGCGTAACAGGCGCTCTAGCAGTCGCAAGCGGTGGCACTGGGGCATCGGCAACGGTTCAAGCCTTAAGTGGCCCTGGGGCGGTGAATATCACCAGCCTCGCCACCGCCTTTACTTCAACCGCAGCAGGCAATGCGTTGACTCTTGCAGATGGCGCACAAGGGCAGTTGAAGACAGTTATTTATGTCGCGGAAACCGCTGGTGGCGATACTGGTGTTTTGACGCCGACCAACCTTGGAAGCGCAACTACAGTTACTTTCAACGCTGTTGGAGATTCTGTGACTCTTCAGTTTGCTGGGACTGACTGGTGGGTTGTTGGGTTCCGTGGCGCTGTAGTTGCCTAATGAAAACGCCCATCCTTGGTTCGGCCTATGTTGCCCGTAGCGTTAACGCTGCGGATAACAGAATGGTCAACCTGTTCCCAGAAATCGTCCCAGACGGAGGAGAGACAGGCGGGTTTTTGAACCGAGCGCCTGGGCTTGACTTGTTGGTGACGGTTGGGACGGGGCCAATACGGGGCTTGTGGACGTTTAACGGCGTTGCCTATGTGGTTAGTGGCACGGAACTCTACAGCCTCACCACGGGCTATGTAGCCACCTTGCGAGGCACGGTAGCAGGCACTGGCCCCGTCAGCATGAGCGACAACGGCACTCAGTTGTTCATTGCGGCCAATGGGCCGGGTTACATCTACAACAGCAGCACGGCAGTCTTTGCCCAGATTACAGACGTTGACTTTGCTGGCGCGTTAGTAGTTGGCTACTTGGACGGCTACTTTGTTTTCATCCAGCCAAACAGCCAAGTATTTTGGGTAACGCAACTGCTGGACGGATCCTCCGTTGACCCGCTTGACTTTGCCAGTGCCGAGGGTTCGCCTGACGGTTTGGTCAGTATGATCATTGACCACGGGCAGATTTGGCTGTTCGGCACTAACTCAGTCGAGGTCTGGTACGACTCTGGCGCCGCCGACTTCCCTATGACCCGCATCCAGGGCGCGTTCAATGAGATTGGCTGCGCTGCAACCTTCTCTGTTGCCAAGCTGGACAACGGCATCTTTTGGCTAGGCGCAGATGCGCGAGGCCAAGGCATCGTTTACCGGGCCAATGGCTACACCGGCACTCGGGTCAGCACCCACGCCATTGAGTTTGCCATTGCCCAGTACGGCGACATTTCTGACGCCATTGCCTACACTTACCAGCAAGAAGGCCACGCCTTCTACGTCCTGACATTCCCCACTGGCAACGCCACTTGGGTCTACGATGTGTCTACGCAGGCATGGCACGAACGGGCGGGGTTTGACAACGGCCTGTTCATGCGCCACAGGTCAAACTGCCAGATAGCGTTCAACAGCCAAATTGTGGTTGGTGACTACGTTAACGGCAACATCTATGCCTTTGACTTGGATGTGTACGCAGACAACGGCGGCATCCAAAAGTGGCTACGCTCATGGAGGGCGCTGCCGTCAGGCCAGAACAATCTCAAACGCACGGCCCACCACACCTTGCAACTTGACGCTGAAACAGGCGTAGGGCTGGGCGTCACGCCAGAACAAACTGCTGACGGCATCCTTACTGAGTCGGCAAACGTCCCGCCAGCAGGGCCAAGCTACCAACTGATTGCTGAGTTTGATTGGCAGTACCTAACAACCGAGTCGGGCCTTGAGATTACTACCGAAGCTGGCGATGGTTTTGAATCGTTAGTAACCTTTGCTTATTCTGGGCCTGATACGGCTGGCGCTGAAATTGTTACTGAGCAATTCCCAGCCACACCAGGCTATGACCCGCAGGTCATGCTGCGTTGGAGCGACGATAGCGGTCACACTTGGTCAAGTGAGCATTGGACTAGCATGGGCAAGATCGGTGAGTACGGCTACCGCACGTTTTGGCGGCGGCTTGGTTCGTCCAGAGATCGGGTCTACGAAGTCAGCGGCACTGACCCAGTAAAGATCGCCATCATGGGCGCTGAGTTGGTGCTGAGTCCAACGTCAAGTTGATATGGCAAACGTCACCCAAATTCCTGCGCCACGGGTAATGTTTACCCAAGACGGGCAGATCACGACCCAATGGTTTCGTTGGCTCAACAACGTCTACACCATCACCGGCTCTGGCCTTGGCATCACGCCAGTTATCAACGGAGGCACGGGGTTAGGCACTATTCCGACTAACGGCAAACTGCTGATCGGCAACGGCACGGGCTACACGCTCAACACCTTGACGGCTGGCTCTGGCATCACCGTGACCAACGGCGCAGGGACGATAACCGTGGCATCTAGCGGCCTGTTAAGTTTTAGCGCAGGAACAACTGGGTTTACGCCCAGCAGCCCAACAACTGGTGCGGTGGTGCTGGCAGGCACATTGGTAATAGCAAACGGCGGCACTGGCGCTACGACAGCCGCAGCAGCTAGGGCCAACCTGGGTGCGGGGACGGTCACATCAGTAGGCGGCACTGGCACGGTCAACGGCATCACATTGACAGGCACAGTCACCACAGCAGGCAACCTAACCCTTGGCGGTGCGCTGAGTGGGGTGAGTCTGACTACGCAAGTCAGTGGTATCCTGCCAATAGCCAACGGCGGGACAGGCACTTCCACTGCTGGCGTTAGCGCCACAATCGTGACTGCTAAACTGACTGCACTCGGCGCAAACGGCAGCATGACTTTTACAAACGGTTTGCTTACGGCGCAGACTCCTGCGACTTAGGTTAGGTAACAAGGAGAACGATTATGGGTTGGGGTCAACTATTAGGCGCTGCGGCGGGATATTTTCTTGGCGATGAGTCAGTGGCAAGCGCTGCCTTGGGCGCTGCCCTTGGCGGCGGTCTTGAGGAAGCCACAGGCGGTGGGGCAACGGGCGCGGCTCGTGAGGCGATGCAGACTGCAAATGCTTCTAGTAGAGAGGCTTTGGCAGAATTACGACGAACACGCGATGAAGATATTGCTAGGCAGCAACCTTTTTATCAGGCAAGCGTCAATGCACTTCCAGGCTACCTAAAAGGCATAGCCGCAGGCGGCGAGTATGTGCGGCCTTTTACGATGGCTGACTTTAATGCAGACCCAGGCAAGGATTATGTAGATGAACAAATGTTCAAAAAGTACTATGCTCAACAAGCAGCGCGTGGGCGAGTTGATTCTGGTGCTACGCGCAGGGGCGTATTAGAGTTAGGCGCAAATCTTTCTAATCAAAGGTACAGAGAATCTCTAAACGATTTTCTACAAAATCAAGAGATACGCCGAAACGCTGCTGCTGGTGTAGTTGGCTATGGCCCACCATCTGCTAACGCAATGCTTGGAACTAACTACGCAAACGCTGCGTCTCCTCTCATTCAAAACCAAGGCTATAACGCTGCCAATGCAGGACTTGCCGGAAGGCAAGCAGCGCAGTCAGCTTACGGAAACATAGGCACTGCTTTTGGTTCTGGCGGGTTTAACAATATGCTTTCTCCTTACGGGCGTTCTCAAGGCCCAGTATCAATGCCAGGATACGGCGGTATGTACGATCCTGCTTACATGGGGCGCTAATCATGGCACTTAATTTTGGACTTCTTAACCAAGGTGGCCCGTCAGGGTTCTATGAGGGCTTCACGCAAGCCGGGGACAAAATGCAAGCCAATGCAATGGCCCAGCAGAGAGCAGCGCAGGCCCAGCAAGAGTTTGGTATGCGCCAGCAAGAGTTTGCCGCTGGTCAGGCTGACAAAAGGCGTGTGGCTGATTCGGCCATAGTCACTCAGAAAACACTCGCCGCCCGTGATGCGCTGCTCCGCGCTCGTACTCCAGACGAGGCCCGTGCCATTGTTCGGGCGCAACACGTTGACCCGTATCTTGGACGGATTAGGCAACAGTTTGGTACGCTGGAACAAGACTTAGCTGATATTCCTGAAGAAGCATCAGCTTTCCAGCAGTACAAAGAACGAGAGGCTATGGGTGTTGACGAGTTTCTAAAGCGACAAGCCAGCACTAGAGAATTTGCCACTGCTATGGGTGGCGCTCCGCAGGCCATGCCTCAAGCCAACGCTATGGCTCCTGCTGCGCCTGCGCCAATGGCTAACGCTATGGTTGCACCAGCCGCGCCTGCTAACGCTATGGCTGCACCGGCAGTGTCAGGCGAACTGCAAAACTATCTCGGCCAACGTGAACGGTTAACGGCGCTTGCAAATCAAACGCCTCAAGTTGCAGCCACCATTAACCGGCTGGATAAAGAGATTGCTAGGTTGTCGCCTGCGGCAGGAGCGCCAAGCCCTTTAGCTAGACTTCAATCAGAACTAGCTGCCATGCCTCCGGGCGATCCACGACGCGCAGATTATTTGGCGGCAATTAAAAAAGAAACTCAGTTTGCGCCTCCGGCAAGTACAAATGTAACTATGGTTTCGGAAAGAGCCGAACAGGGCGCTCGCGGTAAGATGTTAGTTGATCAATATAGCGACATTGCTAAAGCTGCTGGGCTTGCAGCTAGAACGCTGCCGTCAATTGAGGTAAATTTAAGTGCGCTAAACAAAGGTTTTGATACTGGATTTGGTAAAGAAACAATTGCCGCAGGCGCTAGTGTATTGGCCTCGTTAGGAGTACCAGAAGCCGCCAAATTTGCTACTGATACCCAAAAGTTTCAATCAAATGCTATTAGCGCCGTGTTGCAAAAGCAGTTGGAACAAAAAGGCCCACAGACGGAATCGGACGCTCGCCGTATTGAACAAATCGGAGCGCAGTTGGGCAAAACCAAACAAGCCAACGAGTTTATTTTGTCAATGGCTGGCGAACTATTGCGTCGAGATATTGATCAACGCAACTTTTATGATCGCTGGTACAAGACCAACAAAACTTATGACGGCGCTGAAAACGCTTGGTTTGGTGGTGAAGGTGGCAAGTCACTGTTTGATCGCCCAGGTCTTAAAAAGTACTCTGCACCAGCACCAGCGGCGGCTGGCGGATTGTCTTCAGCAGAACAAGCAGAGTTAGATCAACTGCGTAAACAAGTTGGGGGGAAAAAATAATGGATCCCCGCGAAGAATTGATGGCCTTGCGTAGGATAGCTGAACTAGAGGCCAAGGCTGCTGGTCAAGCGGCGCCATCTGAAATGCCTGCGCCCAAGCGCGAGGCGTCCACGATGGATATCATTACTAGTGCGCCATACAAAGCACTAGCAGGCGCTGCGGATGTATTTCTTACCGCGCCGGAAAATATTGCCAATCTTGCAAAAATGGGCTATGGCACAGCAATGACTGCGGCAGGCCGACCAGACTTGGCACCAGAGGTAACGGCACCTCGGCAACCTGTGGCGGCGGCCTTACAACGTGCTGGCTTTATTAAACAACCACAAGGCGAAACTACGCCGTTTCAACGAGGGTTGGACGTTACGATTCAAGGGGCTACAGGCGGGTTGCTGGGCGGTGCATCTGCCATACGCGCCGCTGCGCCTACGTTGATGGGGCAAACCCGCGCAGCAGGCACTATGGCTGCTGTGGGTGGTGGTGCTGGGGCTGCTGGACAAGCCGTTACTGAAGTTACCGGAGAGCCTTTGTTTGGGGCTGCTACGTCTATGGCGGTGCCTGGGCTTGCCATTGGCGCTGCTCGCGCTCAACAAGCCAACTTACAAGCCCAGCAGCAACGCAACGCAGTTCGTGATTTAACCATTCGGCAGGCGCAAGCTGAAGGTTATTTGACAACTCCTGGGAGCGTAACGCCTAACGTACAAAATGTTTTGTTGGAGCGTATTGCTGGAAAAACGCGAACGCAACAACAAGCATCGGTTGAAAACCAACAAGTTACTGATAGGCTTGCACGAAGAGCGGCTGGCATTGGCACAAATGATCCGCTAACCCGCGCCAATATGCAGCAAATTCGTAGGGACGAATACCAACGAGGTTATGAGCCATTAAACCGTATTGGCGCTGTACCTACAGACCCGCAATTTAACACTGCGCTTGACGATGTGTTGGCTGCGTACACTGGCCCCGGACAGTCATTCCCCGGCGCAATTCCTCAACCAGTGTTAAATTTGGTTAACAGTTATCGTGTTGGTCAATTTAACTCGGCGGACGCAATTGGGGCTACGCGAACATTGCGAGAGCAAGCAAGAGCAAATATTCGCGCTGGTGGTGACAATGCTTCTGTTGGTTTGGCTCAACGTGCTATCAGCAACGCTTTAGAAGACCAAATTGAACGGCAACTAACCCAAGCAGGCAACCCCAACACTCAAGCTATGCTGGATCAATTCCGCGCTTCTCGGCAAAGAATGGCAATTAGTCATTCTGTAGAAGATGCAATTGTGGAAGGTGGCGGGTCTGTTAATGCGCGAACATTAGCAAATGATTTGCAGACCAGAGGCCGATACTTTAGCGGCGACTTGGATTTGATAGCGCGTTTTGCAAACATTGCGCGGCCCGTTATGACGCCACCAGGAACTATGGGAACCCCCGGCGCTCAAACCATGATGAATACCGTTGGCATGGGGGTTGGAGGTTTAGGCGGCAACGCTTTAGGTGGCCCATACGGCGCAGGTATAGGCGCTGTTGCTGGCGCATTGGCACCGCAAATGGTTTCAGGCGCAGCACGAAGCTACTTGATGTCTCCGTTTGCCCAAAACCGCGCTATCCCGACTTACAATCGTCCGGGCGTTAACGCGCTGGCGGGTAGCAATGAGGCAGTTTTGCGTTCTTTGATGGGTTTGCCAACATTTACCAACCAGCCAAACCAAAACGCCATGATAGGCCCACAGTAACACCCAAGGCTTGATATGTACTACCTCAATGCTTTCAACGAGATGCTGCGTAAGCGTCAGCGGCAGAACATGATGGGTGGCGAGGGCTATCAAGGTGTTGGTAATGCCCCGCCATCTGGCCCAATGGGGCTAGGCCCAGCGCAAGATAGGTCTAGCTTTCGGGATTTCTATAACAATATGTCGCCAGGGGCGCGTTTTGGTCTTAGCATGATTCCCGGTGTTGGTAAGGCGCTTAATATTGGAAATTTAGCCAGCTACGCCATGTCTCAGTATGACAAGTCTCAGCTTGCGCCTGCGAATGCGGCGATGGATGTGGCTAGGCAGGGGTTTCAGGCTAGTGAGAAAGGCTTGTACGATGCGCCAACCGTTGATAATTACGTTG